CGATCCCCCGGTCTCTGCCTGGACGATGACCGGGTCGGTCTGAGTCAAGAGCAGCTTCGCCTCGTTCGATGCGAAGTCGCCCATGTCCCACACCGTCGTGTCGCTGTCCCACGTCCCGGCGTCCGTTGACCACGTGGAGTCGGAGGCGGTGACGACGACTCCCGTCGCCCCATAGGTCGCGTTCTGGAGCTCCCTGACTCCGATAGTGTCCGAGTCCCAATTCCAGGTCAGGGCGAGATTGGGGCTCGTCGCCCCGCTGCTGGGGAAACAGACCCACACCTCGTTGACCGTGGGATTGATGCAGAGGAAAGAACGGGCGAAGTAGGTCTGATCGAGGTTGTTGAACAACCAGCGACGCATCCGGCCTTCCAGAAGACTCTGCGGCCCCTGTCCGTTGTGGAGGATGAGGTCTCCCGCAGTCAGGACGACGTGGCCCTTCGGGGTGTTCACTCCACAGCCGCGGGCGAGCATCCCGACTTCGCCCGGCAACCTGAAGAAACGCCAGATAAAGGGCTGGCCGATGTACTGCATTCCGTACATCGACCGCTCTTTGTAAACAATATTGATGTCGCCTAGCGGGATGGAATCGATCAGGAAGTCGGTCGTTTCGGCGAGATCCTGCTCGCCCGCGTCCTTGGTGGCGTCGGTCTCGTCCCACGAGGAGGGAAGAGAACCGGGAACCGCCGCAGCGGACCACTTCACCATCGACCCGTAGCGGGTGCTCGTCTTGGTGATGTCGAGGGCAACGAGATAATTCTTGAACGGCCGGATGGACGCCGCGCGCCACGCGCTATTCCAGCCTGTCAGGGTGTTGAACGGAGTGCCGGTGTTTCCGCCCCAATAGATAGGCTGGTCGTGACCGTTGTTCAGGACTAGAACACCCGATGCTGAGCCACCGGTCCACCGGTCATCGATCGCCCCGGCGGGAGTGGAAGACGGAGAGATGTCCGTCTTCGTCGCCCCGTCGTCGCAGTAGATCTTTGTCAGCCCCGCATAAACCCAGAACTTCGACGCCGAGCGGTACGGGGTGATGAAGTATGGAGTGAAGGTGGGCGTGTTGAGAACCTGCGTGGTCCCCTTGACGCGCTCCGCGTAGCCGTTCCGGAAGCGGCCGTTTCGAACGAAGCTCCACGCATTCGGCGGCAACTCTTGAGGAGCGGCGTCGGAGATGTACCCGAACTCCCCCGATGAGGGAATCGTGGTCACAGAGACCGCACCCTCAGAGTCGAGCCCGAATACCAGTCGATCGCGTTCGTCGTCGCTATCGCTTGCTGGTACTTCTGCTCCCACAGGGTTGCTCTGGAGTCGTCCTGCGTGTAAGCAACTGAAGCCAGAAGAGCACCGAAAAGATAGGCATTTGGGTTTGTCGTCAAAAGCCAGTTGGTCGAATTGCTCGCCAGCGGGGGAATCCGCTGCATGTAAATCAACTCCAGCGAGTAGCTGCTGTCCGGAGGCGGCGACAGCTCGATGTTCCCGCCGATGACCGTGAACCTGGTAGGCCGGTCCGCGGCGAGGAGAAAGGGCATCTCCTCGTTGATCTGGTCCGGACTCATGTACTCCAGCGTGATCGCCGGCTCCGTCATGAGCGTGAGCCGGCGCATCTCGAGCATGTCCGAGGGGAGCGCCACGTAGCGGGCCGTCACGTCGGAGCCGGGGACGCAGGTCAGCGTCGTCCGGACCTCCATCGAACGCGACTTCAGGTCGCCGTTCATCCTCGTTTCCGCTAGGGTGATGAAGTCAGGGATGACTGCCGACAGGTCGGAGCGATGGAGCCAGTTGCCAACCGCCGTCTGCAAGTCTGTGTAATTCGAGATCGTCACACTGCACCTGCCCAGATGCGAAAGCCAGAGAGCGCCGGATCGCTCAGCATCCGCTTGATATGGACTGGGTTTGCCATCCACTCGGCGAGCGTGATCCCGTTCGCGTTGCAGTACGTCTCGACCGCGAGGTGCGGGAGCCGTGCTGCGTGCTTCATGTCGGACGTACCGTGCAGGCCTTCGTTATGCCGTGCCTTGGCGTCCTCGAGGATCGGATCGCAGTCCTGAATGGTCCCGGTGATCAGGTCGCCGTCTTGCAGAGTCGAGACAGTCTCGATGCCGGCAAGGCCGGTCGCTCGCCGTTCCACTTAGCTGTTCTCGAGCGGGGTAACAACGACCTTGCCGGCTGCCGCGTTCTGGATCGCCGCAACAGTGTCGGTGCCGCCCGGGACTGCGACAATCTGCGCGTCACCCGGCTGGATCAGGATATCCGTGACGACCGCGGTGGCCGAGGTCTTCCCGAATCGGACATGCGCCGCCGCGGTGGCTGCAATCCGGACGTACTTCGGAATCGTGCCATCGGCGCCGTTGGGGAGCGTCGTGCTCGCCGACGTTCCGCTCGTGGTGATCGACACACCCGTGGCGATGACCAGCGGATAGCCCGTAAAAGGCTTTGCCATAAAAACTCCGACGCCTCTCGGCGGTGAGAGATAAAAGGAAGGACCCCCGAAGAGGTCCTAGGGGTCAGTTCTGGACGAAGTTGACCGACACGTAGCTGGTGCCCGCGGTCGAAGCGCCACCCGTTTCCGTGTAGGTGCAAGTCAACGTCTGCGCCGACGACGACACGGCCCAGGCTGCGGTCGCGGCCTGGGAGAAGTTCCCCAGACTCGATTTCACGTCCTGAGCAGCGCTGAACGCCGTCGCCGAACCACCCGAGAGACCGACAGAAACCGTCGCCGTAGTAACGGCGTTGGAGACAACCGCGTTCTGCACGAAGATTCCGATGATCCTCGCATTCGCCGGCAGGTAGCCTACCGTCGCGGTGTTGGTCGGGGCACGGTTGACGGTCCAGTTCAGGGATTGGACGATCGCGGCCTTGGAGCCGCTGTTGTCTTCCCAAAGCTGAACGCCGCCCGTGTCGGTTTGCTTGAGTTCGTAACCCATTGATTTCTCCTAGAAAAGGGGGCCGAAGCCCCCTGTGGGTTACAGAACGTCGTAGATCGCGCCATGCGCCTTGGGAGCGCGGCACTCGAGGCAATACTCCACCACGAGTTCGCGCTTGATCGCGTCGCCGGTCGGGGCGATTTCGATCGAGCGGAACGGGCGCAGATACGCAAGCGCCAGCTTGTCCGGCGAGAGCACCCACACGTCACGAGCCCGCGAGAAGCGGTTCGGGACGGCGCGGAGTTCGCCGAAGTCCGAGACGTACACGTCGATCGACGCGAAGAGTTTCGCATCTTCCGAGCGGTCGAAACGGGTGGCGTTGCCGGTGAACGACGAGAAGGTTTGCTTCTGCGACGGACCCATCATGACAACGCTCGGTTCTCCGCCGGCCGTGTAGACCGACTGCAGAACCGACTTCAGCAGCGTCTCGGTAAAGGCGCGCTGCGTGCCGTCCGTCTTGCCGGTGTTGCCGGTGTACGAGGCCAGAGTCGTGTCCGATGCCTTGCTGTAGTTGTCCACGATCCAGCCAACCAGCCCGCGCGACTGACGCGGCGACGTGGCCGACGTGTCGAGCGACGTGAGGTCCGTCTCCATGTCGCGGCGAAGTTCGAGCGCAGCCATCGAAAGCTGATAGCCCATCTCGTCCTTGCGGCCGGCCGGGTTCATGGCCTGCTGCGTGTTCGAGACAATGACCGTCTTCGTGCTGATCTGCGTCCGGTTCGTAAGGCGAACGGTCGGGGTGACCGTCTTCGCGCTGGCGTCGTCGCCTTCAGCCTGCTTGTTCGAAGCCGCCGAGGCCAGATCCTGCGTTTGCCACTCGTGCAGCGTGTTGCTCGCCTTCGACTTGGCCGCCATGTTGATGAGCGGCGTCAGCGTCGGGCTGATGCGATAGATCACGTCGGTAAGGTCTTCACGGTTGCCGATTGCGGCAGTCGTGAGATAAGTTCCTGATGGAGCACTCATGTTTGAAAATTCCTAGCGCCTCTCGGCGTATGTGTTTAGAGAATTGCGGCGAACACCTTGGCCGCGTCTTCGACAGAACCCGTCTTCTGGAGCTGGCGCATCGCGCGCGTGCGTCCATCTGTGGGGTCTGCATCTGACGTGGTCCCCGGCTTCTCGACTTTCGCCGGCGCCTTGTGGACCAGTTTTGCGGCTGCGCTCGCCTTTGCCATCATCTGGTCATAAAGCATCGCCTTACGCCCCAGGATGACGGCCCTGTGGTCACTGATGCCCTCCACGTCCTCGTGTGAGTAGCCCTGCTCTTTCAAGTAGGTGCGGATGGCATCTCGTTCCGTTCTCGCCTTGGCTTCGTCCTTCCATTCGGGCAACTTGGCAAGGAGTTCGTCCTGCTGTCGCGCGAGATGGGATTTGTAAGCCGCCGCGTTCTCGGCCTGATTGCGCTGGGCGATGGTCGCCAACTCATCTTGCCCCTTCTTCAGCGCTGCTTGTCTCTGTTCGTAGAGTTGCCGC